ATGAGGAAAACACTGCTAGCTTGTGTGCTGCTGACCTTATCTGCCAGCAGCTTTGCGGCACCCCAGTTGGAAACGATCAGCCGTCTGCAATACGGCAAAGCCTGGGCCTTTACCCGTGAAGAAGTCATGCTGCAATGCCGCCCCGGTAATGCGCTGTATGTGATTAACGACAGCACGCTGGCGCAATATCCTCTCAATGACGTGGCGAAAGAGCAGGTAAAAAACCATCAGGTTCAGGCTGTGCCACTGGAGAAAATCTGGCTGGACGATCCGCAGAACCCAGGGCAAAAAATGAGTCTGGCCCCTTTTATTGCCAAAGCTCAGTCGCTTTGCTGAACAGCCGTGCCGACGATAATTGACTGATGTAAATCCCATGTTTTGCGTATGTTGTCACACAATGAAAATAATACATCATTGTTATTATCACTATGTTTCAAACTGGGTGGAAAATAGTCATCTGTCGTCTACTCTTTAAGTTGTACGGCTTAACCGCCTGCATTAATGCCAACTTTTAGCGCACGGCTCTCTCCCAAGAGCCATTTCCCTAGACCGAATATAGGAATCGTATTCGGTCTTTTTTTTGAATATTTCTTAAATCAATAACTTATCATTAAAACAACCACTTACATCACTTCCTGTTACCTTCAATGCTACTCATTTGGACTTTCTGCCGCCACTTTGTCGCCACCCATTTGAGCCAGCGGATTCAGGTGAATAGCGTCTTCCAGGTGATCCGGAGCGAAGTGCGCGTAGCGCATCGTGACCCGGATATCTGAGTGCCCGAGGATGCGTTGCAGCACGATGATGTTGCCACCGGCCATCATGAAATGACTGGCGAACGTATGCCGCAGAACGTGCGTCATCTGTCCTTCTGGCAGCTCGATGCCGGCCAGCCTGATCACCCGATAAAACTGCTTATAGCAGGGCGAGAAGGGCGCGCCTTTACGGGCGATCAGTTCGTCATAGAGGGGGCGGGCGAGGGGAACGGTACGGTTCTTTTTGCCTTTGGTATTGATGAAGGTGAGTTTGTATGGGGAGATTTGCGAGCTTTTGATTTTGGCAGCCTCGTTCCAGCGTGCGCCGGTCGAAAGGCAGACTTTAACGATAAGCGTTAATTCGTCATTTCCATGCTGTTCACATGCCGCCATGAGTAGCAGAATTTGTTCCTGAGTCAGCCATGCCATTTCACGTTCCGGCTGATCAAACTCGCGGATATTCTCGAGAGGGTTAGGCAGCGACCATTCCCCCAGTCGTTTCAGTTCATTGAACACCGCCCGCAGAAAAGCATGCTCACAGTTCACTGTGCCGGTGGAAACTTTACGGGTCGCCAGACTGGTACTGTAGCCATTATCAATCTCGCCGCGCAGCCGCTGATCACGATAGTGCGCCCAGTCCTTCGGTGTGATTGTGCTGGCGATCGGGTCACCCATTCCCGCGCTGATAATCTTCAGTTTTCCCAACCGTCCCTTTTTATCATTCAGAGAGCAGCCGTGCAGGCTGTACCAGAGATCGACCAGTTCGCTCAGCTTCCGCCGGTCTTCCTTCTCACCCAGCCAGGGTTTGTTTTTCGCCTGTTCCATGGTGTAAGTCTCAAAGGAAACAGCTTCACCCTTGGAATCAAACTGCCTGCGGCATCGCTTGCCCTCGCGTCCGTTCGGGTAGCACTCACATAACCATTTGCCGGTAGACAGTTTTCTTACACTCATCACATCCTCCTTTTTTGAGAACGTGGATTTTACTGTATATAAAACCAGTGTAAATGTTTGATTTAGTCAGTCGTATACATGCAAGAGGATTAATCCACTGAATCTGTAATAGAAAAACCCGCTTTCGCGGGCTTGGTCTTAGTCTTAGTGTATTTGAAGAGACTGCTGACTATGTTTATCAGGATGCAACTGAACAGCATGAACGGTGCCAGGTTCAACAATGATGTCCGCAATGGACTCATGCGTTTTGAACGTACAACTACAATTAATGTTCTGACACTGGTGATAGCGTTCTTTGGTATTGATGCTCAGATAACGGCTTGAACGGGCATGTGCTGCGTGCTGGCATTTCGGGCAGTGCATCATAATAATCACCATGTAATCATTTTTAATCATATATGGTCATTGTATATTATGATGAAAAACATACATGTGAAATTACAGTGATTTACATTGCAACGTAATAATAACAATCCTATAAATAATAACTCTGCTTATTGAATTGGATGTTTTATGACTATTCTGATTAAAAAATTACTTCCTTCAGAGTGGGAAAGCGCATTCCCGATCATTGCTCAGCTAAGAAATATCACCAAAGACGAATTTTTAAAAAGCGTAAGAGTTCAGACTCTGAATGGGTATGAGCTTGTTGCTGCTGTTCTCGAAGAAAGAATTATCGGTGTGATGGGCATAAGGCCTGTACACACGCTGGCACGAGGTTCCCACCTGCATATTGATGATCTGGTCGTTGACGAGCATGAGCGCCATTCGGGAACGGGTAGGTTACTTCTTGATTTCGCTGTCAGTGAGGCTAAAAGCAGGGAGATGAATTTTGTTTTTCTAGATGCAAGAAAAGAAGCAATTCCCTTCTATGAAAGAAATGATTTCATTTTCCACACTTCTCCTTCAATGAAAAAGATCCTTTAATTTTCCCTATCCGCAGGCATGTTCAATCCCTGGTTTTACAATGGAATTGAACATACCTGATTGCTGTAACCCTAATGTTGTCTAGGAACCATCATCCCCGCTCGCCTCATAACTCACATCCGACAACAACACCTCCAGATTTAACGTCGTCACAAAGCCACTGCCGCCCAGGCTGTGCGTAACCTTGCTGATTATCCAGGGCTGCGCGTCGATCACGGATTTAAAGCCGGACACGGCAACCGGCGTTTCAGGGAATAAGTCAGCCCGCCCGCGAGCCAGAGAGATCGAGAACTCCGCGACACCGCGCTGGAGTTTGTCCCACTTCGCCTGGGCTGCCCGCATGGCGGCCTTTTGCGTGGCGTAAATGGTGGTGAGCGCAAACACGTTTTCATCACTGCCCGCCAGGTAATCCCCTTCCTTCGCCTCCGGCGTTTTCTGCACCTTCGCGCTGGTCTTCTTTGCCTTCGGATGTTGCAGTGCGCGCAGGTACTGCACTTTCGGTTTGCGCTGTACCTTCACTTTTTTAGGCTTCGGGTCTTTGGTATGCAGCCAGCTTGCCGACACGCCGGTGTAAGCCCGACGGTCAGCAATATTGAACGTATGCCCGTCGCCATCGCTGCGGATAATCGTCATCTGCGGGATGGGCTTCCCGCTCGCCGTCTTTGCTGCCCCAGGCTTGATAAACAGCAGACTGCCCGCCTTGATGGCGACAACCGCGCCGTTCAGCTCCGCCAGACGCGTGATAAATTTCGCGTCTGTTTCCTGGGTCTGGTCGATGTGCGACACCGGCACGCCCCTGAAAGGTTCCGCAATCGCGGGCTTGAGGTTGTTGCGCGCCGCCACGGCAGACACCACCGCTTCCAGCGTCGTGTCGTGATAGGAGTTGTCGCGGCGGGAATTCAGGCTGCCGCGATAGTCCGCACTGCGGGCACGGATAGTCAGCGTGTCCGGCGTTCCGCGGTGCTCCACCTCATCCACGGTAAAGTCGCCTTTGTTCGTCAGTGCCTGACCTTTCCAGCCGAGCGCGATATTAATCACCGCGCCGCGTGGCGGCATCTCCAGCAGGCCGTCGGTGTCGCTCAGCGCGATGTCGAGCTGGTCAGCCTCAAAGCCGCGGTTATCCGTCAGCGTCAGCGAAACCAGCCGGTTGCTGACGTCCTGCGTGATGTCTTTGCCGCCGACAGTCACCGTGAAGTCCGGCGCAAACTGCGCACCGGCACCGATGGTCATATCCGTAATCACAACAAGCCTCCCAGTTGGCCGGTTAAACCTCCAGCCTGGTTGAGCAGTCCGTCGGCCTGGGCTTTCATGTCGCCGAACATGGCCGCCAGGGATTCATCCACGCGGGTCAGCGTCAGCGTAAACTCTATCTTTCGCGGCGCGCCGTTGGAGAAGAATTCCGTGTGGGTTTCGCTGACGCTGTTGACCACGAACATCCCGTAAATGGTGCCGCTGCCTTCGAGCAACGGCCACGCCTTGCCCTCGTCGGCCATCAGGTTCAGTGCCATCAGTGACAACTTTCCTCCGGTGATTTCCGGCATCAGCACGCCGGACAGGGTAATTTTCTCCTCATTCACACCGAGGAACTGCGGCAGCGGACGCAGGCCGACGCGGTTATTCGCAGGCCAGCGGTAATCAACGTCCCGCTGCAAACTTTGATAGGGGACGGTCTGCAACTGAAACACAAACAGTCCGAGGGTTAACATCATGTGGACATCTCCTTAATCGTTATCCATGCGGGAACGTTGCCGGGCGGCGCGGGCGCGGTCACGGGCTTCCAGCTCAGCGCGGATCTGGCGGCTGGTGTCCTGGACGCCTAAACCGGCACCGGCGGCAATGGTGTAATTGTGCGTGCTGCGGTCGATATAGCTGCGCCCGCCGCCGACGGACACCGGCGTGTAACCGCCTCCCAGCAGGCCGCCCGGCGGCGGGACAATGGGGGCGGGGTTGTCCAGCGGATGCGCTTGCGGATCCCCGTCGCCGGATTGCTTCGAACGCCGGTCAGCCTTATCCGCCGTTTTATCAATGTCTGCCGATTCATCCTTGATGATGCCGAGCTTCTCCAGCAGCCAGACCACGCTGCTACGCAGCTTATTAGCCACCTGCAACGGTGCGGTCAGTGCGTTAGCAACCAAATGACCAAACGACACCCCCGCATCTTTACAACTGTTCAGCGTTTCCTGCGTGGATTTCACCGGTTGGATCAGGTCTTTGAACCACTGCCACAAGACTTTGAGCCTGTCCCCAAGCCAGTCAAACACCGGCTTAAGCGGCGCAAACATCTCTTTTACCGGCTCGAATGCCACCCCCAGCCCTTCAATGACGCCCGCAAAGAAGGCGCTGATCGGCTCCCAGTATTTACGGATAAGCAGCGCACCGGCGACAATGGCGACACCGACGGCAACAATCGGCCATGTCAGCCCACCGATCACCGTCGCAATCGCGCCGCCCACCGTGCCGAGAATTGTCCAGAGCATCCCCGCAGCGGCGACAATCAGATTAATCCCGCTGATAACGGGACCGGCCACCAGGCCAAACACGCCCAGCGCACCGATAATCAGCAGCGCACCGCCTGCCACCTTGCCGAGCGTGTCCGCCAGGGCTTTATTGTTCACCACCCACTTATCCAGTTTCAGCACGTAGCCGGTGGCGGTCTGCACCAGTTTGCGCAGTGACGAATCCTGCTGGTCAAACAGGTCTGTGCCGACCGCCTCATAGGCGGACTGAAATTCCTTAAAGTCGCCGCCGAGGTTGTCCTGCATGATGGCCACCAGCGCCTCGGTTTTGCCGTCCGAGGTTTTGAACGCCTGGGTAAGCTTGTCGAGCTTGCCCGACGTTGCGCCGTCCATCAGCACCATCGCCGACGAGCTGGCCTCTTCACCAAAGATGGCTTTCATGTACTGCGCACGCTGCGCATCGCCGAGCTTGTTTTTCGCAAAACTCTTTTGCATTTCTTTCAGGATGACAAACAGCGGGCGCATGTTGCCTTTGCTGTCCGCCGTTTTCACCTTCAGCTCACCGAGCGCGGCAGCGGCGGTGCCCGTCGGTGCCTGCAGGCGGGTAATGACCGCACGCGCACCGGTGCCCGCCATCGAGCCGGTGATTTTGGCATCCGCCAGGGCGGCGGCCATGGCCGCCGTTTCTTCGACGCTGATACCGGCCTGCTTTGCCACCGGTGCGGCATAGGTCATGGTGTCAGACAGCCCCTCAAAGGTGGCGGCAGACTTATTCATGGCCGATGACAGCACGTCACCGATGTGTGACACGGTGTCATTGGTCATGCCAAACGCGGACTTCACGCCCATCAGCAGCGTGGCGTTTTCCTCCATGGTGCGCTTGTTCGCCAGGGACAAATTCAGGATGGTCGGCGTCGCCGCCAGAATGCCGTCCTTGTCCGCGCCGGATTTCGCCACGATGATTTGCGCGGCGGCGGCATCATCGGCAGAGGCGGCGGTGTTGTCGCCGAGCTGCCGCGCCTGGGTGCGCAGCGCGGTCATATCGGCGGAATCTTTTTCCAGGCCGAGTGTTGCCTGCAATTCTGAGTTTTTCTGCGCAAAGTTAAATCCGGGCATCAGCAGCCCGACACCTGCCGCCGTGCCCGCCGTCGCAATCCCGACACCCGCCGCCCCTGCGCCGGTGACGCTGCCGGCCAGTTGTTTGCCCGCCTGATACCGGCCTTTCACCGCGTTGAGCTTGGCCTGCTGCGCGCTCACCCGTGCCAGAGATTCGCGCTGCCGGTTGAGCTGCGCGGTGGTTTCACTGATGGAGGCTTTCAGGCGGCGCTCAGAGTCAGACAGGGTGCGCGTACTGATGCCCGCCTGGGTAAGTTCCGTGCGCTGACGCTGCACCGATTGGCGCAGCCCGTTGAACTGGGTCTGCAACTGCGCGGCGGTACGCTTCGCGGACTCCATCGCCTGCGCCTGGGCGCGGGTCGGGCTGGCGGTGTTTTTAAACTGGATCGCCAGCGCCGCCGCTTCCGCTTTGGCGGCGTTGAGCTTCTGGCCGGTGACGGCGAGCTGTGCGCTGGATTTGCGGAAGCCATCAATCTTTCCGGCCTGGGCGTTCAGGTCTTTGAGTGTGGTCTGCGAATTTTTAATCTCTCCGGCCAGCGCCTTACTGGCATTCTGCACCGATTTAAACGGGCGGGTCGCCAGGTCAACCGCCTTTAACAGCACCTCTACTTTTAAGTTACTCACTCTCGGCTCCGCTGCGCTGCATGGCCTTATGACGCCACACCAGCAGCTCGGTCAGCGTCATCGGGTTCAGTTCTGACGGCGGCCAGTGAAAAATCACTGCCACGTCCGCCATCAGGTCATCAACGGTCAGTGCCGCAGGGAGTTTTACTGTTCCGACTTCGGCGATAAAAAACCGATCACCTTGCCTGCCAGCGCAATCAGGTCGGGCAGGTTCAGGCCTTTGCAGTCCTGCGCGGTCAGGTTCGGCACGGTAATGCGCGGCAGAATGACGGTCAGTGCGTCAACGTCGGCATTCGCCAGCGCCGCCAGGCCAATCCCGCGCAGGTGTCCGGCGTTCGGCTTAATGATTTCAACCTGGTCGATCAGGGTGTCGCCGCGTTTGATCGGTTCTTCCAGGATTACGATGTTTTCATTGTGTTCTGACATAGCGGTGTCTCTTCTTCAAAAGGGGATGTTTCGCGCCGCTATCCGGCGCGGGTTACGGGTTACAGGCCGATGTTTTTGCGGTGCTGTGCCACGCGGTCAACGCCGCCGACGATTTCCACCATGTTCACGGTATCGACTTCAATCACGTCTCTGCCGTCAATCGTGAGCTTGAAATAGGTGCACTGGGTGGTGATTTTGGTTTCGGTGTCTTCACCCTGCTTGTACTCGCCGAAATCCATTTCCTTGTGACGTCCGCGCAGGGTGACTTCCACGGCAGAGGTGTCGCCGGTATCGTCACGCTGCAAGGAACCGGCAAAGCGCAGCGGCACGGCATCCACCGCCCCCCACTGTTTCAACACCAGTTCATCCAGTCCGCCCACCGTCCACTCAAAGGTCAGCGCGTCATCGTCCAGCCCGAAATCAATGGCAGCGGAACCGGTCATGCCGCCGCCGCGATAGTTCTCCAGCTTGCGGGTCAGCTTCGGCAGCGTCAGCGCGCTGACCGTGCCGAGGTAGCTATTCCCGTCGTTAAACAGGTTCAGGTATTTCAGTTTCTTAGGCAGTGCCATGGTTTAGCGCCTCTTAGCTGTTGATGGCCGTGGCGAACGTCGCCAGGTACTGGTCGGTGATGCGCTGACGCAGGGTTAAATCTTCCAGCGGCGGCACCGGCGTGTAGTCGTAATCAATGAACAGCTTGCCCGCTTTCAGTGTTTCAACGGTGTTCGCTTCCGCGTCATACCAGCAGGTGCCGTCAATGATCAGACCGGCGGTTTTCATTTCGCGCAGTTTGGCGTTAATGCCCGCAATCATGTCCTTGATAAGCGTCGGGGTCATTGGCCTGTCCATCGCCCACAGGTGCGCTTCCGCCATCGTGTCGGCCAGCACCTGCGCGGTGCGGGTGTAGTTCTCAAACAGGAACAGCGGATCATCTGAGCAGGTACGCTGCCCCCAGAACTTAAAGCCGTCTTTGCGGATAAGGGTGGTCACACACGCCTGGTTCAGCAGGTCAGCATCGGTGCCGGGGGTCTGCAAATCCCAGTACACGGAGGCAGACAGGCCGGTGACGCCGTTGATCCCGACGTTAGAGAGTGTTTTATGCCAGCCGGTTTCCGCGTCGATTTTGGCACGCAGGCCGAGGGCGTAAGCGGTGGCGGGGGCGATGTCGCTGGCGTTGGTGGTGGTGTTCCAGGCCACGAAATCCGGCCAGACAACCATCAGTTCACGCTGGCTGAAATTATCGCGGTACTTGATGGCATCAGAGACGGTTTTACAGCCGTACGCGCTGACGTAGCCAAAGGCGCGGAGCTGCTGACAGACGGCGGCAAGCGCGGCGGCGACCTCCTGGTTATCCAGACCCGGCACGCCGAGAATGCGCGGCTTTACGCCGAGTTCAGTCTGAGCAGACAGCAGGGCTTTCATGCCGGTATACATGCCGGTGTCGTCCGAACCGCCGATGATGTTGGAGGTGGTTTCCGCTTCGGTCTCGCCTTGTGCGACGCGTACCACGACAACAACCGGTTTAGCCTGGTTAGCGATAGCCATCAGGGAAGCACGCAGCGTGCCGGTTTTACCGGCCTTGCCTGCGGCGGTCAGTACGTTGGTAATGAGCACCGGCGTATCCAGCGGGAACGCGTCGGCGTCCGCATCTTCTGCGGTGCAAACCATCCCAATGATGGCGGTGGAAACGGTGGAGATAACGCGGGTGCCGTCATTGATTTCAACAACGCGCACGCCGTGATGATAATCAGCCATGGTGTTTTTCCTGTGATTAATAAGCCAATCAATCATCGCGTGTTGGGAACAATCAGGCACGGCGGGCGGGGTGTGTGGGAAATGGCACAACGTGGGAGGATACAGATACAAAAAAGCCCCTTTCGGGGCAGTGGGTGTTCTGAGGAAGGTCGTGGGGTCAGGCGCTGTCGAGTCCCAACTTTTCAGCCAGCCGGTGAAGGGCGCTGACGGTCATCACGTCCTCGGCCGCCTGTGAAAAGGCTGACCAGTTGGCCGCCAGAAATCCCGCGATAATCTCCGCTTCCTCTTTATTTAATTCCATTTCATCCTCCTGAATAGTCTGGGGATATCCTTGGGCATCGGCGGGACATGTTCAAATAGTTACTACTGATCAATTATCCGTCATTGATCGTTTTCAGCGATCAATTTATTCAGGTACAGCAGGCCAGTCGATATCCGGCGCAGCAGATAAATCCAGGCGATTCAGCGCCACGCGGAATGTCTTCCAGGCTTTCAGACGTTCCCGTTCTGCGTCAGTCACGTCATCGATATCAACCGCATCCTGCAAAGGCGCAATGGCGGCGGCGGCCTGACTGAGCAGTGCGCTTTTGCGCTGCTCCACCACCTCAGCAGCGGGCTGCACGAACGGAATAAACTGGCCGTCCTGATAGCGGTACGCCAGCGTGCTGATATCTTCCGGCAACGCGGCGCTATCCATTTCGTAAATGCTGACGCCTTCGGACAGCGTTAAAAAGTTGGGATTTTCCGCCCAGGTGGAAACAAAACCGTCAGCGCCGACGGCGATAAAACAGTTTTCTCCCTGCCATTCTCGATCCCGCAGTTCGTACCAGTCCATGCCGTTCTCATCTTCAAAATAGAGCACCGGCAGCGGCAGACCCTCTTCTAAAACCTGTTTAGTCATTTTGATATTTTTGAAAGCAATCATGTTAGTTACCCACCTGTCGCCAGCTTCCGCTGGCCGTTCGTACCATTAACGCGCGGTAATATTTCCCCAGCGTGCGGGCGTCCCCCAAATCCGGCCTGACACTTAAGCCCGTCATAAAGCAGCCGGTCGGGGCTTCCCAGCCTGTTTGTGTTGTCCAGCCTGCATTCTCCAGCGCCTGACTGCCGCGCTGTAAGTCGTAAACGAATCGCCCGTCGGATTCAGCCTTTGTATAGCTATCGCGCTGCGGCGGCGGGAAATTGGTGGTGTAAACCTCCCCCATATCCGACGCATCCACCTGAATTTTGACCCGTGATCCCGTCCAGCCGATATAGACTTTATTGGACTGCATACCGGCACCGCCGCCTTGCTGCACGGCGGCAAAGTTCCCGACATTTCCCAGCCCGACATTTGCGTTGTTGAGATTGATATCCGCAGTGCCATCAAACGCCACACCGGCAATCTTGCGGGCGGTGGCGAGTTTGGACGCCGCGACGGCCGTCCCGCCTGCCGGTAATGCGCCGACGTCTGCCGGTGTCGGCTTGTTGGCCTGGCAGTAAATTTCATTCCAGGCCGTCCAGGGGCCATCGACGCCGTTCCATGCCCCCGACGCGCCCCGGGTAAACTGTCGTCCGTTGTTGTTAAAGGCAATCTGCTGCGTCGCATTCGGCCCCCAGGTCACGAAAATCACGCCAACAAACCCGTTCATCGGATAGCCTTTGTCCGTGGTCGCGGCGGCGGCACCGGGCACGCCGTAATGCCCGAGCATGGCCGTGCCATGCAGCGTGTTTGGCGAGTCCGTCGCGGTTAAATTGGCGCGAATTTTAAAGGCCGTCGCCACCTCATCCGCCAGCGCCTTTTCACTGGCGGCGCTTTGCGCGGCCGTCCATGCCCCCACGTCGGCAGCGGTGGGTTTGTTATTCGCGCTGTACGTCGGCACCCACTCTTTCCAGGGACCATCCGCGCCGTTCCAGTCAGCGGACAGTCCGCGATTCCAGATATTGCCGGTGAACGTAACGTACATCTGCTGACAGCCGTAGGCGCTTGGCGTGACATACAGCGTGCCTGCGATGCCTTGCGGATAGTGCAACGCCGCCGTGGCGTTGGCATTTTTAGGCTGTGCGTACAGGGCGGCACTTCCGGCTCCGCTGGCAAAGCCCAGGGTATTAATATCCGTGGTTGTCAGGATGGCCGACGGCACCGTGACGGAATTCACCGCGCTGGCCTGCACCCAGTCACGCCAGGGTCCGTCCGCGCCATTCCAGGAAGCATTGAGCGCACGCGTCCACACCATGCCGGTATTTTGCACGGTGTAACGCTGCAGCACGCCGCCCGTCCAGGACGCGGGGATCACCTCCAGCACGCCCGCCGCCTGGGAGCCTGCCGGATAGCCATTGGCGACCGTGGCATTCGCGCCGGTGCTCTGCACGTAAACCCCGATTTTTGCCAGATTCAGCGTATTGATATTCACGGTGCCGAGAACGGCGGACGCGACAGGGAGCGCCCCCACGTCCGCCGCCATCAGCGTAATGTCAGCGGCCAGCGCTTTATTGTTCACCTTGCGGGTGGACGGTACGCGGGAGTTGGCATTGTCGTTGGCGGCCTTCACCGCTTTCGGCGTGGCGGCCAGCGCTTCGCTGGTACTGCTGACCGAGCTGTTAAGCTGGACAAAACCTTTTGCCGTCAGCGTGCCGTCGGGGTGGTTACGGGATTTTTCATGTGCGGCCAGCAGGTCATTCACATACTGCTCGGTGGCCATAATCACCGAGTCGTCAATCAGCAGGCTGATGGCCTCGGTGTTACTGACCGCAATCACCATCCGTAAAGTTTGCGTGCGGCCGGAACCTTCCGCCAGGGTCGGCTTGTAGGTGTCCGCCATATTGCACACAGCAATCAGCGTGCCGTCGTCGGCAAACAGCCCCATTTCACGCATCCAGAAGCCGCCGACGCTGGCCGAAATCACCGCCTCGGCAATCACCCAGTTACCATGCGTCGGATCCAGCTTTAAGGAATTGAGCGGCGTGCGGTACACCTCTTTAACCAGTTTGGTCTGCGTGGCGACGGGCGTGGTCGCCTTGCCGTTACCGTCACCGACGGCCAGCTGCGTGATGTTGATGTCTGTCCCCGCCGCAATGGCTGCCGCGATACGCGACTGGCCGAGCGTGGTGACGACGGATTTAAATGTGCTCATAACGTCCTCTTATGCGGGGTAAACGGTCAGCAGCTCGCCGGTGTATTGCGCCGCGCCGGTGTAAACGTCGCCTTTAATATCCTGGGTGATGGTCAGGCCGATCAGATGGCGGCTGGCCGGTTTGGCGTCAGCAATCAGCCTTTCCATCTCTAAATACATTTCTTCGGTGATGCCGGTTTCCAGCACGCCGATATCCAGCCGAAACGTGCCCGGCTCGTCATTGGTTTCCCACCATTCGGTCACGTTAATCAGGTAGCCGAGCGGCTCCACCACGCGCCGGATGGCACCGAGGGTTCCCTTGTGGCAGTGAATGAACCAGGCCGACTGAATGACGCGGCGCTTGGTGGCGACAGGCCAGTTTTCATCCCAGCGGTCAACCGATAACGCCCACGCCAGGTACGGCAAAAACTTCGCCGGACAGGTCAGCGGATCCCAAAGCTGCCGCAGCGGCACCGGCACGTTTTCAAGCGCGGCGCAGGCCTCGGCGGCGGCGACTTCCAGCGCCGAGGAACCGACGGGCAGCAGGCGATCACTCATCGTAACCGCCCACTTTCAGGGTGTACGCGGTGCAGAATGACGCCTGCGTTTTATCCAGCTCGATGTCAGCGGCGGGGCTTTT